TTAATACAGCTCTTAGTAAATAATGTCCACATGTCCATACATTTACTTGCACTTCATCTAGGTCATCAACACTGTCGGGTAAGTCAATACCTACTTCTCTTGCGTACTCTGCATCCATCATGCCCCAATATTCTAATACTTCAAAGCTGCTATTTACATCTTCATAACTTCTAGCATCATCTTTTAATTGGCTTTCAAAATCTTTTTCTACGTAATTAGCACCCATTTGAATTGCGTTACGTATAGCATCTTCATCAAAGTAAGGCATGTTTCGTAGCTGTCTAAGTTGACTACGATTCATTTTGTGTCTGTGTATTACATACTCACATTCTTCCATGTTAGTAGCATTAGGGTCTGGGTAAAAATCCCAACAACTAACAAACTCAATTCTAGGAACTCTAACCTCTAACGGATTATAATTTCTAGTTCCGTCTTCGTCTGTATCCCACTTATGTAATCTTTTGTTAAAGTTAAATGGTCCTTTTACAATCCCTGTACCTAGTAAAGCAGATTCTAAAAGAGCATTTCTTAATTCTGAATTTCCGTTTGATTCTTCTATTTGGTCATGGATAAGTTTTTCCATGCGTCTTGCAGCTCTTTGTGCAGGATTTAATTCTAAAGCTTGTGGGTCAGGACTAGCTCCGTCTGTAAGTATACCTGCGTTTTGTGCTTTGTCTTCAAGACTATCTTCAAATACACCATTATAAAAAGATGCACCCGGTTTTAAAGTTCTACCATCACCTTCATAACCAACATCATAAGGATTGTCTTCTAGTCTATTTCCTATGTCATCAGGTATTTCAGCTTCTGAAGTTTCTAAACCCGGAGTTGGGTTTGAAATATCAAGGTGTGCAATATCTGTTTCGCCTTCTGGCATTTTTGTTTCTGATACACCTATAGGAAATTTACCTGTTCCAAATATAACATCAACTAATTGACCAAAAGCAGCAAGTACTTTTGTTTTAGTAACTTTTACAAATACTCTAGACTTTTCTGATTCTCTAAACTTAACATTTTTAGCGTAAAGACCTCTATAGTTTTCATAAGCCTTTAACCATCTACGTTCATCTGTTTGTCTAGAGTCTTCAGCTTGTGCAAATCTACCTTTTATAATACCAATAAGATTACGTTGCTGGTCTTCTTCAAGTGTAAGTTGAACTCCAGACTCACCTTCTACTTCTTCGTAAATATTATTAGCACTTAAAAATGTATTTTCGTTGTCTGCCATATTTTAATAACCAAATGTTGAATCTACTGGTCTATACATTTCTCGTTTTAAACCTCGCATTCTTTCTAATGGGCTTTCCATTCTAGGTCTGCTCATTATCATATAACGCAATGCATCATATGCGTGGTCAGAAGCGTTAGTATCTACATCTTCTGGATTAGTTTTAGATAACGGTATAGACTGTAACTCTCTTATTAAGTTAGGACACGTATTAAATATCTGTAACTTAGGTCTTCCGTTCTCTCTAATCTTTAAATACTCGTGTACTTGTATCTTACCTTGTATTCTATTTTTATCAGCTCGTCTTAATTTATGACCAGCTCTAACTAAACTTTCTCCTACAGTTGGACCAGTTGTACCTGTGTTTGCCCATGCTGCAGTATCTAGGACACCATTGACCGAAAAGGGGTCTTCTGTCTCCATATCTGTTATTATAGCACCTAACTCTTCACCTGTCAAGCCTTTTCTATATAATTCTCTATATATTATTAAAGTATTATCGTTCATATCCATAATACCCCATAGGCAACAGCTTTCCGCAGCATACCCATAGTCTACTGCTTTAACTCTTTCCCAGTGTACAGGAAGCTCAAATGGCGTAATTATATGTTTTGAGGGTTCAAATTCTGTAAATGCAGCACCTTCTGCTACATCCCAGTTACCTTCTAGTAGTTGTTGTCTTTGTGTAGGCGGTAATGATTTAAGCATCTGCTCATAAATACCGTCTGTAGATAAATAAGGATTATCAGCTAACTTAGCAGGAATAAACTTACGTGTTAAACCATCTCCTCCAAGGAAACTTTTGTTGTGTTCTGAGGGTTGTATGTATCTTTGCTTTACCCAATGCGAACCAACCCCTCCGGGGTTCGCTGTACATCTAAGGTATGTTTGTATTTCTGGGTCTGTTGTACGTAGTCTTGAAGCAAGATAGTTCCAACTAAACTCTGTAGGTAAATGAGTAATCTCATCAAAGCCTATCCAACTATATGCTTGTCCTTGATAACGATATACATCTGCATCTCTTTCTAAGAATCCAAACTCAACCTTTGCTCCGCTAGGAAAGTTCCATACCTTTTCTACTTCTTTAAACTTACATCCGGGAAATGCTTGAGGATAGAGTTCTCTGCTTTTATCTATGAGTTCT